AATTTCTGTGCTCATCTTAAAGACGAACCAGTTAAATTTAAGAAAGCTAAAATCGGAAAAACGCGTGTTTTTACAGGAGCTCCATTTGATTGGTGTATCGTCGTACGAAAATATTTATTATCATTTACACGATTTATGCAAAATAATAGATTAGCTTTTGAAGCTGCTGTTGGTACTATTGCACAGTCCTTGGAGTGGCAGGAATTGTACGATTATATTATCATACATGGTGAGAATAGAATTGTAGCAGGAGATTACGCAGCTTTTGATAAGAAAATGAGTCCTAAAGAAATTTTACTTGTCTTTGATATAATCATTTATTTCTGTGAATTATCAGGCAATTATAATTCTGATGATATTAAGGTTATTCGTGGTATAGCAGAAGATACTGCGTTTGCATTGGTTGATTTCAATGGCGATTTAATATCTCTTTTTGGATCTAATCCATCTGGTAATCCTTTAACTGTTATTATCAACAGTATAGTGAACTCTTTAAGAATGAGATATGTTTATTTCATATTAAACCCGCAAGATAATGTTTTAGGTTTTAATGAAAATGTGAGTTTAATGACATATGGTGATGATAATATTATGTCTGTTAGTGCTCAATGTGATTGGTTTAATCACACCTCTATTGCTGAATCTTTTTTAAATTTAGGAATAGAATATACAATGGCTGATAAAGAAGCTAAAAGTGTACCCTTTATAAATATATCTAATGCTTCTTTTTTAAAAAGAACGTGGTCATACGATTCTAATATTGGTTGTATGTTAGCTCCATTAGAGCATGATTCTATAGAAAAAATGCTCATGGTATGGAATGCTTCTAAATCAATTACAGAAGAAGCTCAAGGTATTGCTGTTATCAGTACAGCAGTAAGAGAATATTTCTTTTATGGTAAAACTGAATTTGAGAGTAAATCTAAATTACTCAAAGACCTAGTATCTGATTTAAATTGGGATTTATGGGTTGAAGACTCAACTTTCCCAAATTATGATGAACTAGTTACTAATTTTATAAATAATTCACGTAGATGTAAATCTTATAGTGATTATTTTATCTGAAGGTTATTTATTAATTTCAACCTTTTAAAAATATGTGGTATCGTCCTCCACATATCTAGATTAAGAAATTTCAAACTCACAAGTGAAGCACTTGTGTGCACGAGGATGCTGATGTATATATGTATCGTTCGTACATTTGTCGTAGTACGAGTATATTGGCTGGGACTGATAGCTATAAGTCCACTTTTTGTTGTAAAGTCGTGTGATAGCAAGTTATAATTTATGTGTAATTTTCAAAATTATTCGTTTCAAAATAAAGTTAAGAATCTTCAAAATTCTAAAATGGTCCCGCAAGTTTTTAGAAGCAAATCTAAAAATTTTACAGGCCCTTGCTGCAGTTGTGACTGTTATAGTAAATATATATCAAGTGGTTATTTAGTTGACTACATGTGTGATGTGTGTTACTGCAAATTTCTTTGTGTTCAAAGTGGTGAAGTGCCTTCTTCTGATGACCAAACTAAAGAACAAGTTAATGTTGATTTTGATGATCAAGAAGAAGTGGGTACTGAATTAACAACTACCGCTCCATATCTTTATGCTCCTACAGGGAGTAAAAATGCTGATATAGCTCAGTTTTTGAATCGTCCGGTTAATATAAATACTATAAACTGGGCAGTGGGTAATACAGTAAATGTTTCATCCTCACCATGGTATCACTTTTTCAATAGAACATCTATAACGAAAAAAGTTGACAATTATGCTTTTGTAAGATGTGATTTACACATTAAAGTCATGATTAATGCTTCTCCTTTTTATTATGGTGCATTATTGGTTTCATATGAGCCATTGGGTGGTTATTTTGATTCTGCTCCTCTTCCAGCCACTAGTGCTGATGTTTTGGTGGGCTATTCACAAAGACCCCATATTATATGTTATCCTCAAACCGGTCAAGGTGGGGAATTGGTTCTACCCTTTGTGTATCCTAAAGAATGGTTGAAATTAACAAGTTCGACTGACTTGCAAAATATGGGTAAACTCCATTTTGATTCTTTTGGTACTTTGCAAAATGCAAATTCAACAGCTGGAACTAGTGTAGATATACAAATCTATGCTTGGGCAGAAAATGTTCAATTAGCTGGTCTTACAGTTGATTTAGCTGTACAGAGTGGTACCGAATATGGTAAAG